AGCGCAATGTGTAATCTTGTGCTATGGGAATCTTTGATCGCAAAGTAAACAAGGCTGCTATCAGTCCTGCGCCTGCGAAAGCGGCAGCGGCAGGAGCAAACATTTACGGCAATCAAAACAATGTTGGCAATATCTTCAACCAATATTATTCTTGGCGAGAAGGTGAACAGCGCAATTTACTGATGACCATTCCTGCGGTCAGTCGCTGTCGAGACTTGCTTGCGTCAGTTATCGGATGTATGCCACTCCGCGCTTACAACATGAGCTGGGACGGAGAGCGCATGGTCAAGAATTACATTGCGCCTCGATCATGGATGCGCCAACCTGACCCGCAAAACACTTACGCCCATTTTTTTAGTTGGGTATTTGACGACCTTTACATGTTCGGTAGAAGCATAATTCACATCACATCAAGGACGGCTGACGGCTTTCCAGCGTCCTATCAAAGGCTCCCAGTCGGATCAATTACCACTACCGATCAGACAGGTCCCGTCTGGTTCGCTCCAAGTAATCAGGTCTACTTCAACGGCGTGGAACTAGACACTCGCGATCTTTTGCAAATCTTGTCACCAACAACAGGACTTGTTTACACAAGCGTCTCGGCTGTAGAGACCGCGCTTAAAATTGAAGCGGCGCGTAATCGCAATGCGTCCAGCTCCATTCCTGCCGGGGTGCTTCGTCAGACTGGCGGTGAGCCTTTGAGCGCTCAAGAATTGGCTGACCTCGCGCAGGCTTTCAATGCGGCTCGAGCCACAAATCAAACAGCATGTCTAAACGAATTTCTCACTTACGAACCTACAACAATGAGTCCAGACAAGATGCTCTTAATCGAGTCCGCTAACTATTCTGCATTAGAAATGGCGCGACTAGGCAATGTGCCACCGTACCTAGTTGGCGTATCAACTGGATCGTACAGTTACCAGTCATCACAGCAAGCGCGCGCAGACCTTTACATATTTGGCGTCAAACTTTACGCCGAAGCGATCGCCGAAGCGTTCAGCATGAACAACATTTTGCCTAACGGAACAATGGTTGAATTTGATGCCGAACAATATTTAGAAGAAAACTATTTGGCAGACAAAGCCGAAGAACCAATCCAAGAAAATACTCAAGAGGAGTTAGCAAACCGATGATCAGACTTACAGCTCAAAGCGTCAGCATTGACGCAGCCGCCAGCGACGGCACACCAACCAGAACTATCACAGGCATCGCAGTCCCTTACGGCGTCGCAGCGACCGTCTCCGACGGCACAGAAGTCATCTTTGAGCGCGGAAGCCTGCCAGTAGACGGCAAAGCCCCACGCCTATTCCTCAATCATTCAAGCGAGAGCGCCATTGGCATTGTTACGGCCAGATACGACGATGAAGAAGGCATGATGTTTACCGCAAGAATTAGCAAGACCGCACAAGGCGACGACGCTTTGCAGCTCGCCCTTGACGGCGTCTTGGACTCGGTATCGGTCGGAGTAAACCCAACTAAGACTCGAGCAAACAAAGACGGATCAATCACAGTCCTAGCAGCTGATTGGATTGAGTTGTCTATGGTGCCAGTTCCTGCATTTGCTGGAGCGATCATCACAGACATCGCGGCGAGTATCCACCACGAAGACGAAGAAATAAGTAACATAGAAACAGAACCTACACAGGAGAACGAAACCATGTCCGAAGCAACAGTCCCAGTAATCGAAGCAAGCATCCCAACACTTTCAATTCCAGCACAGCCAAAACGCGAATTTGCTATGCCTTCGGCTGCGGAAGTGCTCGCCGCATATCACATTGGCGGAGACACTTACAACAAAGTAAGCGACGCATTTAAGCAAGCACAGCGTCGCGGTCAAACAGCACTACAAGCGGCAGCTGGCGACATCGTTACGGGCGACACCCCCGGCCTCTTGAATATTCCCGTGCTCGGACCACTTTTTCAGGATCTAAATTTCGTGCGCCCTGTAGTCAGTGCATTTGGCGCAAGGGCGATGCCTTCGACAACTTCGCGTCAATTTGTGAGACCAACCATTACGACACATACATCAGCGGCTGTGCAGAGCAATCAGCTTGACGCAGTATCGGCAACCACAATGGTTATCGCTGCAAACACAGTTACAAAATCAACTGTTGCAGGTCAAGTAACACTGTCAATCCAAGACATCGACTTCACAGACCCAAGCGCCCTTCAGCTTGTATTGAATGACCTTGCTGGCGAAGTGCTCATCAAAACTGATGACATTGCAGCCGATGCACTTGTTGCAGGCAAGACCGCATCAGGATCAACATGGACAGTAACTGCCAACGATCCATCATCTTTGATCAGCTCGTTGTATGACGCAGCGCGCGAAATCACAGAAGACAGCAACTTCTTCCCAACTCATCTTTGCGTCAGTCCCGATGTCTGGGAAAAATTGGGCAGTCAGCTTGACGGATCAAAACGACCTGTCCTCGGTTACACCACAAACGGCGTACTTGGACAGAACGCTCTTGGTCGCGTAGGCGGTCTTGGCTACAACATGATGGATGTCATGGGCTTGTCGCTTGTTGTTGATAACAACTTTGCATCAGGAACCATGCTCGTTGTGTACGCCCCGGGCTTTGAGATCTACGAATCTGGCGCTTCATTGCAAAGCTTCGAGAATCCTTCAACCTTGGGTCGCACGCTTTCAATTCACCAATACTTTGCGACATTTGTTGCCAAGTCCAGCTTCATCCAAGCAATCACGATCGCCTAGTCGAGAGCGGAGCATCCGCTCATGGCCGTCTACACAGTCACCCAGAAATACCTCATAGACAACTACGCCGTAGTTCAACTTCTCACCGATGCAGAAATTGAACTCGGCGCAAGTGTCGTTATCGCTGGAGTAGACGCAACCTTTAACGGAACTTACACTGTTCGCGCATTACCGCAATATCTCTATGTCGGCATTGATACCGAAGGCGATCTCATTTACGATGTCAATTACCCAATCGCTAATCAGGTGCTCTTTGCAAAGACCGCTACTGATGTGGCTCGCACTGCCGCTTCTGGCACGCTAACTATCACGCAGACCTGCACTTGGGTCACTTCGGCAAATCTCGAGGACTGGATCGGTATAGGCACAGCAACCGCCGCCGACGCCGCCTTCCTAACAGTGTGCGCTGCAGCTGCTTCACAATTCTGCTGGCGTCGTCGTATGGAAGCAGGCTATGTGGACTCGCTTACGACTGTCCCTTCACAAGATGTCTTCCTAGGGACGCAAATGTACGGTGGAGCCTTGTATCGCCAACGCGGATCGGTAGATCAATTCGCTTCATTCCAAAATATGGGCGTAACTCCAGTTATGGGTCTAAACGGAATGATCCGCCAGTTGCTCGGGATTGATCGCCCACAGGTCGCCTGATGCCTGTACCTAACTACACGGATCTATTTAACGAAGGCTACGACGATCTAGTTGCAAAGCTTTCAACGGTCGTCGGGCTCCAAGTAAATAACGATCCGCGCAACATCTCCCCACCTTCCGTCTTTGTCAATATCGACTCCATAGACGGCTACAACTACAATGTCGCAAAACTTAACTTCACACTCCAAATCATCACGCTAGGCCCGGGCAACCTTGACGCCCAAAAGAGCCTGCTCAATATCCTTGCCCAGATCTACGCCTTAAATATTGGCGTAGTCTCTGGACGCCCAACCAACCTAGACATCGGGGGCTCAACGCTTCCTGCTTATGAGCTGTCGGTCTCAACTGTCGTGCAGACTGCCTAATCCACACTCTCGGTCTCATTATGTGTCAAACTAAATCCAACACTTCCAAGGAGTAATCATCATGGCTGCAACATCCACAATTCTCAGTAATCCAAAAGTGCTCGTCGGATCCACGAACTTGACGGGCTGGTGCACATCCGCCACCGTGACCAGAACTGTAACGGCTCTGAATGACACGGTCTTCGGCAACACGGCAAACACTTTCACCGCTGGTCTTGAAGACAATGAGTGCACCTTGACTCTGTTTCTTAGCTATGCCGCTTCAGCGACTTACGCAACACTTGCACCGCTTGTCGGCACCAAATTAAATATTGTCGTAAATCCTTCGGACGCAGCAGACTCCAGCACGAATCCTGGCTTCACTCTGACAGGCACCTATCTTGAGTCGTTGCCAGTCATCTCTGCCTCGCTCGGCGAGTTGCAATCGATCGACATTACCTTCATGGGTGGCGTCTACTCGGCTGATGTCACAGCATAATTAACGGCCTTCCTTGGCCCGACGAAAGGAAACACAATGAAGATCAAACTCACGCTTACACGCGGAGACAAAAAAGAGTTACTCATCACGAACCTCTTTGCAATCTCTGAATGGGAACGCCTAGAGAATCGTCGAGTGTCTGACGGACGCGGAATCGGTGCATCAGATATGGCTTGCTGGGCATACATCATGCTCGGCATCAAAGGCGAGACACTTCCTGCTACTTGGCGCGAATGGCTCAAACAGAATCCAGATGTCGAGATCGGCGTAGAGGACTCAACAGACCCAAACCCTACGGACGCGGCTACAGGCGACAACTCGCCGAACTTGTAGTCGCGACAGGGTGGGCTCCCACTTTCTACGCTGACACCTTCGACACGCGAGACCTAAGTACCATTGTCGCAGTGCTAGAAAAACAAAACAAAAAGAGGTGACATGGCTGACGGACTAGATACAAAGATTAAGGTCTACGGTCTAAAGGACGCAATCAAGCAGCTCAACTCTGTAGAACCCGGGCTTCGTAACGAAATTGCAAAAGACTTTAGGAATGTCGCAAAACCTGTAATCAATGACGCGCTTGCACTGATTCCCAACACCGTTCCGCTATCTGGTATGGCTCGCAAATGGACTACGCCTTCGGGCTTCAAGATGCTTCCTTGGGAAGCAGGACGCAAACAAAAGATCTCCGCCAAGATAAACACTAAAAAGGTCTCGGAG